CTTTAACAAATATTACTTTAGAGCCAAACAAATTAATTTCTGTTGTTTCTATGAGTGCTGAAATGATGACACAAAACAAATCTGCAGAAGCAGCTTTGCAGCGTAACATGACACGTTCAATAATGGCAGCTTTTGAGAAAGCTCTTTTACAGGATGCAGCAACTACAACTAATGGTCCAGCATCAATATTTGAAGGTGCAACTACTTTAGCTCCTACAGGTTCTATTTCTAAAGCTGAATTATTTGAAGCTGAAAGGTTAATTTTAAACGCTAACTATAACCCATCTACAGGTCGTTTTGGTTACTTGTTTAATGCCGGTGCTTTAGCTGCTTTAAAGAATGAAGCAGGTATTGATTATGTCGCAGCATTCGCAGACTTTGCTAACAAGCAAGCAAATGGCTACAAGTATGGAGTTTCATCTAATGTAGGTGTTAAGGCTACACCTTATTCTGAAGCTATGTTATTTGGTGATTTCTCAGATGTACACATGGCAACTTTTGGCGGACTTGATATTATTGCAGATAGATTCACCGATGCACACAAGGGAATGTCCCGGTTAATCGTGGTGAGTTTAATGGATGCTAAAGCTGCACACACGAACAGTTTGGTTCACTGTGTAGTAGCATAAATAATAATTGCAGGCTAGTCTAAGGCTAGTCTGCTTTTTTACTCTTAACAAATGGCGCAGTATTCAAAAATAGAAGCATACACAGGTACAGAGCTTATTAGCCTTCCGGAAGCTAGGCAATACCTAAGAGTGGACTATACTACAGATGATGCATACATTACAGACTTAATAAAGATAGTAAGGGTGCAAGTGTTAAAAGACACTAACCAAATAGTAGTAAAGCAAACGATTACAGAATACTTTAATAACTGGCCTGCAGGTTCTACTTTAACTTTGCGCTATCCGGGAACTATTGAAGGTACACCCGTATTAAAATATTTTGATAATACCAATACAGAAATAACCCTAGTAGAAGGTACAGATTATAGAGTAGCTAATTACATGGGCTTATGTAAATTAGACTTAATAACAAAACCTAATTTATACAATAGAGCAGAAGCTATTAGTTTTAAATATGTAATAGCACCAGAAAACAGCGATGCAATAGCACCCTTAAAAATTGCTATGTATATGTTAATCCAACACTATTACGATAACCGTAGTGCAGTTAGTTTTTTGAAGGTAGAAGAGATGCCTTTAGGATATAAATCTATAGTAGCAAACTATAAAAACTATATTCTATAATGGTGCAACCCGGGTTACTTAGATATACAACAACTATTAATTTAGTTTCTACAGGTCAGCAGACAGATTTTGGCGACTACCAAAAGACTAGTGCATCTACTCAAACTAGATTTGCAGCAGTTAAATGGCTACCCGGAACCGAGCAAGTTATAAATGATGTAGTAGGCTTAGTTAAAAATATAGAGTTTACATATAGGTATGAAAGCTTAGTAGATATATTAAATAGAATAGATACTATTTCTTATGATAGCACCGGTTTAGGTTTTGTAGAAACGTACAAAATAAAAAGCATAGAACATAAAGGCGCAGGCAATAAGCAGCTTGTAGTTATAAAAGCCCATTTCTTTGAAAACGCATGATAACACCTAGAACTAAAATAGAAGGAGCAGAAAATTTAGATTTTTTTTTAAAGTCTTTAGGTAGGGAAGCTATAAAAGATTCTGAACTTAAAGCAGGTTTAAAGAAATTGGCTAAACCTTTTATAGTAAGCACCCGATCAAATATAAATAATGTAACGGGGAACTTATCAAAATCAATAGGAGTTATAAAGGGATTAAGGTCTAAGAAAGGAAAACCATTTGTGTTAATAGGCGCACGATACTATAAACCTTATAACGGATTTCATGCGCATTTTGTAGAAGTAGGTAAACAGGGTTATGATGTACCCTTTGATGCACAAAGGAATATTGAAAGAGCATACGATAGCAATAAGTTTAGTACAATGCAAAAGCTAGAAGCAGAGGTACTAAAGCTATTGAAAAAGAAACTAGATAAACTTAACAAGTAATGAGCAGCGCTATAGCACTAGATTTTGGAAAGGTTATATTTAATGTATTAAAAAATAATACAGCAGTAACATCTATAGTAGGGATGCACGCTAATAAAATACAACCTGCTCCAATGTTAGAACAAGGCGACCCAACAATAGGAGTGCTATATGAAATAGCTGCAGTGAATCCTATAAATACTAAAAGGGTGTACAGGGTAGAAAACACACCTTTGTACATTGTAGATTTTAGTATACAAGCATTCAGTACAGATTATAGCACTAGTGTAGTTTTAGCCAAAGCAGTAATTAATGCTTTTCATGATTTACCTAAAGGTGTATATGAAAGTATTAAAGTAGATGGTATAAGCTTACAAACGATTTCAGAAGATTACAATAAAGCACAAAGATACTATAACAAAGCTGTAAGTTTTCAAGCTAGGGTATTGGGATAGTAATATAAAAGAATTAACTTTAACAACTAAACAAAAACAAAATGGCAACAGGATTATTAAACGGAACTGACTTACTTTTGAAAGTAGGTTCAACAGATGCAAATGAAGTAGTAGTAGCATTTGCTACAAGCTGCAGTTTAGAGTTGTCTGCTGATGAAATTGACCAAACTAACAAAGATTCAGGCGGATGGAAAAGCATTATACAAGGGACTCGCTCATGGAGTGTGTCAGCAGATGCAATGTACCAAAATGAAGCAGAAGCAAGTAAGAAAGCTTTTACTGATTTCTTTGCTAATGTAAATGCTAGAACAAAGGTTTATATTGAGCTTACTATAGCTAATGCTTTAGGCTCAGATAATAATGTTTACTATAGCGGTGAAGCTTATGTGTCTAGCCTTTCAGTAAATGGAGGTACAGAAGACCAAGCTACTTGGAGTATATCTTTAACGGGTACAGGCGCACTATCTGAAACAGCAGCTGCCTAATATGAAAGCTACACCAATAATTATAGCCGGAAAAGATTACCCTGTTAAATATGGTTACGCTGCACTAAGACACTTTAGCGATGCCACAGGCACTACACTAGGGGACTTAGGAACTATGGGCGAATCTATGACCATTACACAGGCGATAGCTTTAGTATGGGCAGGTCTTAAAGATGGTGCTAGAGTTACTAAAACTGAATTTGATTTAGATTTAGATGATGTAGCAGATTTATTAGATGAGGATGAGAAAGCTATGGAGAAAGTACTTAAAGTGTTTGGGGAAAGCTTAGCGCCAAAGTCTAAAAAAAAAGCACTCAAAAAGGTAAAGTAGAAGAGCGTAAACAAGCTACTACATTTGATGATTTAGAAAGCGTTGCTTTTGGATGGTTAAATCTTTCACCCGATCAATTAGATAATTTGACACCTAGAGAGCTAGATAATATGCTTAGAGGTTTTGAGCTACTAGAGGAAAAGCGCAGCCAAGACACTTGGTATAAATTCAGGCTACTAGCTAGCACTTTACTTATACCACATACAAAGAATGGCAAAGGCGTGAAACCGGAAAAGCTCTGGCCGTTTGAATGGGAAAAGAAGGCTAAGCCCAAAAGTGATAAGATGAGTGCAGAACGATTAGATTATATAAAGAAGAGGTCTAAAGTATTGAGAAATGGCAGGTAAAAGTGTAAACATAAGACTAGGCGCAAACATTACAGACTTTCAGTCTAAGATGAAAAAGGCGCAAAAGAGTTTTAAGAAAACAGCAGGCTCTTTAAAAAGCATAGGTAAATCTATGAGCATGGGAGTTACTGCACCTTTACTAGCATTTGCTGCAGCTAGTGTAAAAGCATTTGATACACAAGCCAAAGCCGAAGCCAAACTAAAGACTGCTTTAAACGGAAACGAAAAAGCCTATAAAAGCTTAACAGCACAAGCTAGGGAACTGCAAAAGATTACTACTTTTGGTGATGAGGAAACTATAGCTGCACAATCCATGTTAGCTAGTATGGGCTTAGAAGAGGAAGCTATACTAAGGCTTACACCTTTAGTACAGGATATGGCAACAGCTAAAGGAATGAACTTAAGTGCAGCCGCTGATTTAGTAGCCAAGTCTGTAGGCTCTTCTACTAATGCCATGAGTAGGTACGGTATAGAAATAGAAGGAGCTGTAGGTTCATCTGAAAGATTAGATAGTGCTATAGCCGGTTTAAGTGGTCAATTTAAAGGACAGAGTGAAGCCGCAGCCAAAGCCGGAGCAGGTGGTTTAAAACAACTACAGAATAGTTTTGGCGACTTAATGGAATCTATTGGGGGTATGCTAATGCCTATATTAAATAATCTAGTAGGTTATATTCAGGGCTTAGTTGATGCGTGGACTAATTTGGACGGTGGTTTAAAAATAGCAATAGTTACCTTTGCCGGAATACTAGCCGCTATCGGTCCAGTAATAACTATAGTAGGTTTACTAGGTGGCGCTTTTGCTTTTATGATTAGCCCGGTTGGTTTAGCTATTGCAGTACTCGCAGCTCTTACTGCAGCCTTTATATATGTAGCCGATAATTGGGATGCCTTCGCAGAAAGATTAGGCGATGTAGGTTGGTGGAAAAACGCTTTGATTCAGCTACTACAATGGTGGATAGAATACACACCACTCTCTTTAATTATAAAGGGTTTAAATGGTGTGCTTGATTTCTTTGGGCAGGCAAAAATGCCTAATCCTTTTGAAGCGATGAGCGATAGCTTAGAAAGTCTTAAGGTAGATACTAAAGAATATAAAAATGAATTTGGAAGCTTTGGCGATGCTGTAAGTAATGCCGCAACAAAAGCAAAAACTGCCTTGTTGGGTATTGGTTCAGGTTTAGGCGTGGGCGATTCAGAAGGCTCTGTAGTTATCTCAGGGGTTAATGTAATAGAGATAGATATAGAGCAAGTAGAAGAAGAAGCAGAAATAATTGATACTGCTTATGGCGATAGCATACTAGCTTTAAAGGAGAAAATGACCGGCTTAAAAGATGCTACTAAGGAATTTGGTTTAGCTATGGCTAATGATTTTGCAGGTAGTATGGCTAATGCTGTAGTAAGTGGTGAGGATTTCCTACAGTCTATGAAAAATATTTTTATAGATATGGCTAAACAGATTGCAGCCATGATTATAAAAGCCGCAATACTTGCAGCTATATTTTCTATGATTCCGGGCATGGGAGTAGCACAGGCTGCAGGTGGTGGAGCTACTGATTTTATAGGATTACTTACAGGCTCTTTAACAGGTAAGGCTAGTGGTGGTGGTGTAGCCGGTGGTACGCCATACATGGTAGGGGAACAAGGTCCAGAGTTATTTATGCCCGGACAATCTGGTACAATAATACCAAATGGTAATGTAGGTGGTGGCGCTATGAATGGAAGCTTTTCAGTTAGTGGCTCAGATTTAATACTTACAATAGACAACCAAATAGCAGCCGATACTGATGGGGCTGCAGGTGGCTTAACTAGGGCATCCTTAATGACACGATAATATGAGCGCAACTTACTTTACTAGCACATTCAAAGCAACTACTACTAACTTTGAGTATGTAGTTAATATAAAAAGCAAAACCTTAAACGCAGGTACAAGCGAAGATATTAAACTTACAAAATCAGGCTTTAAATTAAAGTATGATAAAGGTAAGGACACTAAAATAGCAGAAATTAAATCTAGCTCTGTTAGTATTGGTTTAATAATAGAAAACGATGCAGCAAAGAACCAAGTAAACACAATCTTAGGAACATCCGAGGGCGATTGGTACATAGAAATTAAAAGGCAAGGCGCTGTATATTGGACAGGATGGGTAAAACCTGCATACGATAGTTTTAACGATGGTGCTTTCCCTTATGTTTTAAACATGAGGGCTACAGATAGTTTAGGGCGCTTAATGAATAAGCTAAACAACACTATTACTACATCCGGCCCGGCAGATTATAAAGATTTATACCATGGTTTAAAAATATTTTTTGATTCTTTTGATATAGATAGTTTACCTATAGATAATTTTTCTGTGCTTTCTCTTTTTACATTTTGGGCAGAAGAGCTACCTTATAATACTAGTGTAAACGCTATGCGTAAATTAGTATATAATAGAAATACTTTTGTAGAAGATAACGCAAACAATCCGGGGCTTATACAAAGCTATTTGCAAGAGCTAAAAGGTGTTTTAAAGTCTTTTAATATAAAGCTTATATATTCTAATAATAGGTATTGCTTAATTCAAGACACCGGTTTAGGTGGTGCAGCTCCTTATGTTTGGCTTAGTAATACACCCGATGCTACTGCGACAGAATTTAGATTAAACACAGATATAAGAGTACAACCACTCTCTGTAGATAATTCTTTAGATGTCACATCAGTAAACGGTAAAATGTTAAGCGGTGGGCAGTTTAGATTAGACCCCGAAATTAACAGTGTAAGCGGGCGCTACATAAAAGGTAATGCTTTATGTACATTCAACCCCGGACAAAATTACAATAACATAACTACTATAGGTGTAGTAGACCAAGGCACAACGCAATTATATTTAAATCTAAACTTAGATATTGTTGATGTGTGGGATAGTTCAGCAGTAACACCGCACGCATACCAACAACATTACATGACAGGGTTACTGTATTGTAAACTGAAAGTTGGGAATTTATATCTTTCTAGTAACGGAATTTTCAATAATAACACCACCATGGGGTGGGAATGGTCTACAGATCCTGCATCTACATTTCAGTTTGCTAGTGGTTTTGGTACTAGTGATGTAAATGCACTAGAAAACTTTATGATGCAAACCACAGGCTACATATATAACTATGATGCAGATAGCCCTGTAGGATTTGATACAGCTACTATAAAGCTTATAATAATGAACCTAGCGCTACCTGCTTTGGAATCTTTTGGTGAGGTTCAGTTTGAAATGAATGGCGGTATTGTCTATTTTCAGCTACCTAGTAGTACTGTAGTTTATAGCCCGGATGATTATTTTGCTAACTTATATGCAAATATAATGACTTTACAGATGCCTATAAGTTCAGGTTTAAATACTACAAACATACCTGTAAGCAGAGATTTAAATATACTTACTGTACCATTAATAAGTAGTATAATAGAAGGCTTAATAGGGGACTCAGACAACACAGCCGGAACGCAATACTATGCAAGTGTAAGTCCTTCTACATCAAATATAGATAAAGATTTAGGTGATTTTGTGCTAGGTAATATTTCATCTGCAGAAAGTACTTTAAATACTATAAGGCTTTTACAAGGTGGGCAGTTTGCTAATGCAGGTGGTTTTGATATTGGAAGTGGTACACAATATAGAAACTTAACGCAGTTAGTAATAAATGAGTATTTAAAAATAAGCGATAAACCAACAGTAATTTTACAAGGTAATTTACTAGCTGCAGGGTATGAAGTAACACGCCCTTTATTATATGAGGATGAAATAGGCGGCACAAAGGGTGTCTTTATATTTGTTAGTGGTACTTTTAATGCTGCATCTGATACATGGAGTGGTACTTGGTACAAACAAGATAAATCTACTGAAACAATAGTAGAAGATACTACACCAATATATGACCCGGGTTCTATAACAGACACATTCGGTGATGCTGTATCTTTAGTACCCACCAAACATACTTTAGGTGGTGGGTATGGTGGTCATGGTGGTCCGGGAGTAGCACACACCCCGATCAAATTAAAAGGGAATGTACAGAAAAACCTAAATGCTAGTAATAGTATAGGAACGCTTACAACTAAGGTATTAAAAAACACTACTACTACATCATTACAAGTAGCATATTTAAGGACTGCACTACAAACAGGGCAAGATATATTTCTATTAAACGAAGCTAGTGAAAATGGCTTAAGGATAACAACCACCAACAAAGCACCAAAGGGTGCAACTACTATAGATGTAAACTTTACTACACCTATTGGATATGATGTAAATAGTAAAGTACTTATTGCTGCATACGATATACCAAACCACCCTGCAGGAGTTTCTAAAATTATAGCAGGCTCAAACGTAACAATAAGCCCCACTACCGGAGTAGGTGATGTTACAATAAATTCCTCTGGTGGTGGTGGTGGTGGTAATCCGGGTGGGATTAATCAATCTGTACAATATAAAAACGGGACTAATTTTGATGGTGAAAGCGCTTTTGTATATAATGAATCCACCAATAATTTAACTGTACCTATTACAAACTCTTGGTTTTTCGGAAACAACACAGGACACAGAACATTTATAAATCGTGGGTATTTAGAGTACTATATATCTGCTTTAGATTTTGATTTAGGTTCTAACAATAAGTTTTTTATATTCAGTAGTGGTGGTGGTGGAACAAGTGAGCAAACCGGATTTAATACCAAAAGCCCACATAGATTTACAGCGCACTTTTTACCTGTAGGTTATCGTATTATTAAAGTGGATGTAGCAGCTAGTGCCAATTTAAATTTTGAAGTTTTAAAAAGTGTTTGGAGTACGCCAAACGTGGCAACAATACAAGGCGGTGGAACAACAAATACAACCATGAATTTAACTACACCATTTGTTATTAATCCGGGAGAATACACTATAATTTTCGTTGAAAGTAAAGCAGCAAATGATAAGATTTTTGGGGCTAGGTTTACACTACAAAAGGTTTAAAAATGGATAAGGACACAACAGAAAACATACTTATAAATGGTGCAGCTATCGGTTTAAGTTTTAGTGATGTAGAGCAATGGCTTAGAATAGGCGCTTTAGTATTAGGTATATTCTACACCTTATATAAATTTTACAGACTTTATAAAGATGATAAGAGCAGTACTTTTAAGGCTTAGCGAAAACAAAAAGCAAACACTAGGTAGGTTATTCTTATTTAATGGCTTAGACGTAATATTTGAATGCTGTACTTTAGAGCTACCCTTTAAGGCGAACCTTAGAAATGTATCATGCATTCCACCCGGTCAATATGAAGTAACTAATAGAGTAAGTGAAAAGTACGGCGACCATTTCCAAGTGGAAAACGTAATGATGAGGGATTACATACTAATACACCCTGCTAATTATTACACACAATTAAGGGGTTGTATAGCAGTAGGTTTTGATTTTTACGATATTAATAATGATGGTGAGCATGATTTAACACACAGCCGCAGAACCATGAAACACCTACTAGCAGAAGCACCAGAAGGCTTTTTCTTAACTATCCTAAACCTTTAAGGGAAAATAAATACAATAATAATGCACTTTAATTTGCTTGCTTATGTTATTAGTGTAACTTTACACCTGTAAAACAAAAACAAAGATATGATGACAAGGACAGAATTACAAATTGAGCAAAGCGAGAATCTAAGCAAGGCGATTGATAGAGCAATAGCTATAGAAAACCAAGGCTTAATAAACGAGCTACATAAGTGTTTAGATGCAACTATTAAAATAAATAAACTTATTACAGATGGGGATATTTAAAAGTATATATAGCAGCCTTGTAAGGCTAGACAAAGTACAAGCTTTGCAGAATGCAGTAGAATTAGAATTTTTAATCTATTGCAATGATCGGGAAAAGTGGACACATGGTCGCAGAACTGCAGAAAACGCTACTATTCGTGAATGGGAATATTTAAACAAGCCACAAAATGAAAATAGGTAATAAAAAAGAGCTCATAACTGATTGGTTAGAATCCTGCCCTGCCCTTAGAGATAATGATAATTTTTTAATCTCTGATGTATGGAAGCACGAAATAGGTGATATAGTTTATGACATACCGGGCTCTGAGGTTTTGTATATGATAGCAAGCGGTAAATTAGCAAGTCCTGAAAGCATACGCAGAACTAGGCAAAAGATACAACAAGAAAACCCAAGTTTAAGAGGTGATAAATACAACCTAAGACACAAAGGGCAAACAGAAGTAAAACAAGAACTAAAAGATTGGAACAATGAGCAAAACAAGTAAAGTAATAGCAGCGCAAGCTAATGGTACATGGGAAGGGTCTTTTGGTCTAATGTACAAATTTGAAGTAACATTTGAAAATGGCGACACTGGAGAATATAGCAGTAAAAACAAAGAGCAGACTAAATTTGTAATAGGCGAATCTGCAGAATACACCCTTTCAGGCGGTAAGTTTCCAAAAGTAAAACCTGTGTATGTACAGGATGGAGCATTTACACCACAAAAGGGCTTAGAGGTGCAACTACTTATAGTAAAACAAAGCTGTTTAAAAGCTGCAGTAGAACTATGCACAAACGATAAAATAAAGCTAGCACAGGTTTTAGATTTGTCTAATAAGTTTGTTGATTGGGTAAATGGTACAGGTGAAAAGGATGGCTATATAGCAGCGCCTAAACAACCTAAAAAAGAATCTACAGATTTACCTTTCTAATGAAGCACTTTAACAGATATAGTTTAAACTCTTCGCATAGAGTAATAAAACTAGACACTAACAAAGCCTATGCTTTGAGGTGGCGAAGTCAGGTTATATTTATCCCTATTGAATACTGTAAAATGGTAGATTTTGAGGATGGATGTAATAGGTGGATAGTAGAAATACCTACTTGGTTAGAAGAGAGAAACGAAGACTTAAGGTCTTTGTTGGAACTAATAGAAATAGAAAATGAAGGTAGAAACTAAGAACTTACAAACTGCAGGTAACTTTGCAAAGGAGCAGGATGTAACTACAGCAAGTGTGTACAGATGGCTAAAAATGGGCATTGTAAAAGGTGTTGAGGTCGATGGTGTAAAATTCATTATAAAAGAAAAACCTACTAAAAAATAGTAGGCTTATCCAAAAACAAAAATATGAGAGCGAAATATACAAAAGAAGATAGAGAGCAGCAAATAAGTTTACTTATAATTTTAGCAACTTTCAAAAGCTTACATGAGCAACTACACAATTTAAAAGGCGCACATAGTGGGATAGTAAAACACAAGTTTAATCTACTATTAAATACTTTTAAAGGTTATGAGCGTGTAATAGACAGGGATTGGATTAAGGAAAATACAAAGGTAGTAGATGAACTGCACGATGCTATTACAGATTTGATTTATATGTTAAGGGATGGAGTAGAAAAGAAACCTACTAAAAAAGCTAAGAAATGAAGATACTAAACTTATATGCTTGTTTAGGTGGCAATCGCTATAAATGGGATGAGGTCGCTAATGTAGAAGTAACTGCAGTAGAATTAGATCAGGAATTAGCACGAATGTATAAAGAGCGTTTCCCTAATGACACAGTAATAGTAGCAGATGCACACCAATATTTACTGGACCACTATAAAGAGTTCGATTTTATTTGGTCTAGCCCACCCTGTCCGACACACAGCAGGTTAGTGCAAAGCAATAAAAACAAAATAAAAATGAAGTTTCCTGACATGAAGCTTTACGAGGAAATACTACTACTTAAACATTTGTTTAATGGTAAATATGTAGTAGAAAATGTTATCCCATACTATGAACCTTTAATAGCAGCACAAAAAAGGCATAGGCATCTGTATTGGACTAACTTTAATCTACCCACAATTTTAACTAATAGGGATGTTAGAATAAGCTCCGGGACAGATGAGGTGGGAAAGCTATGTAAATTTCATGATTTCGATTTTTATAAGTATAAAGGCTCTCAACCTGTAAATAAAATAGCTAGAAACTTAGTAGACTATGAAGCAGGTAAAACTATACTAGAAACTGCCTTAAACATCCAAAGAGCAGAACAAACCAACCAACTAACTATATTGTAATGCAAAGAGATAGTTTTATTTTTTATAGGTCGTTTTTTGAAGCTACTAAGCCACTAAACACAGACCAAAAAGCTCAACTATACGATGCTATTTGTATATATAGCTTAGAGCAGGAAACAATAAGCTTAGACCCTATTTGTTCTGCTATGTTTGCATTGATTAAGCCACAACTAGAAGCAAACCATAGAAGGTACTTAAACGGTACTAAAAAGAAGCAAACCATAAGCAAAGCAGAAGCAAAACCGAAGCAAACTATAAGCAAAAAGCAAGCTAATGTTAATGTTAATGTTAATGTAAATGATAATGTAAATGAAATAGTAAAGGCACACACTCGCTTTAATCATTTAAGCTTATCAGTTATAGAATACAATAAACTCATTCAGGAATACAACAAAAAGCAAGTAGATGAGATTATAGAGCAAATAGAAAACTTTGCAGGAAATAAGAAATACAAGAGTTTATATTTAACCGCTAAAAATTGGCTAAAAAGAGATGGAAACAAACAAGACAACAAGCCTAGCAATTTCGACCAAGAAAGAACCCTTAGAATTAGTTTATAGCCAAGAGGTTAAGATTAAAAATATAACTGATGGGTCAGAGATAATAAAGCTGCTTAATTATTTATATGTACTTTTAGCAGTGAAAAGAGATAATCAACTAAATGAAATAGAGGAAAGTGTACTAAATGGTGTAATATTGTCAAGCTTTAAAAACTGGACAATAAACGAAATTAAGCACGCATTTAGAAGCGCAGTAGATGGTACTTTAAATATAGAAATGTATCAAAAACTAGATTCTATTACTTTTGGTAGGGTTATGAAGTGCTACACAGCACATAAATTAGAAAGAATTAGAAACTTTAAAAACTCAGGGATGACTAAAAAGGAAAACATTGTAACAGACACCGAAATTAAAGCCATAGAGAGCGAATTTTACAAGAGTTGTATATTGCCATACCTAGAAGCAAGGGAAAGCATGAATAAGCCTGTTATAGATTGGGCTACTTATTCTATATTTCAATACTTTTGGAAAGGTGGTCAGATTAAGATTAGCAAAAAGGATAAATTAAAGTATAAAGAAGCTGCAGCTTTAGCATGGTCAAAAGCCATTAAAAAAAGAAGGTCAGCAGGTGAAAGAGTAAGTTTAAACGAACTAATGAGCCACAGAACCCAACAAATGTACGCATCATGTATAGCTTTATTTGATAAGTCTAAAGATGGCAAATTACTATAGTGAAGCACACTTACAAGCTGCGGTAATTAGATACATAAAACTAAAGCACCCTACTGTTAGGTATTGCGCTAGTTTAGGTGGGCAATATCAAAAGCACGTTTCCCAAAGAATGAAAGCAAAAGCTACAGGTTATGTAAAAGGCTTTCCTGATCTACAAATTACAGAAGCTAAAGGCGGCTATTTCGGTTTATTTATCGAATTAAAATTAGATAAACAATGCTATGCTAGTCAAGTGCAAACAGATTGGGTTTTTGACTTAAATACAAGAGGTTATAAAGCAGAAATTTGCAAGGGCTACCACGACACTATAGAACTTATAGATAACTACCTAAGAGAGCAAGCCACTTGAACGCTGCACTAAGCCGCTGCAAGCTTAACGCTCAAAAAAAGGGTTATAGTTTTTGTGAATATTTATGCAGCGGTGCATATACAGATTAATCTACTGAAACAGATGAATAACTTTGAAATGGTATTTGGTACACCAAGCGCAACCGATACACACACAGGCACGATGCCTAGACACGTAATTTTAACACCACAAGGCACATATAAAGCCATTGTAAAAAGGGATTACTTAGGTACATATAAGAAAATTGAACAAGCTATAAACGCAGTAACAGAACACTTAAACAATAACTAAGATGAATGAATCACAAACGATAACTTTAGACATTTCAGACAGCGACCTTAAATCACAAGTTGAGAGGTATGCTAAACAAAGAGGTGTAGAGGAGTTAGAAAATGCCATAGATATGATTGACAGTATGTATGATGGTTTT